AGTGGTGTTGCACAATTTATAACAAGTCGTGGTATACACGAATTAAAGGATTGGTTGGAGAGTGGATATGATACAATACAAGAATGGGATAAACAATATAGTGATTGGTTTGCTGTACCAAAATCTATCAAGACTACTTCAGTTAAACCAAGTGGTACAGTTTCATTACTTGCTGGTGCTACTCCAGGTTTACATTATCCCGAAAGTCGTTTCTATATTCGGAGAGTAAGGGTATCTAAATATTCAGAACTCATAGAACCATTAAAGAAAGCAAAATATAAAGTTGAACCAGCGTTTGGTTCAGAAGATACAACGATGGTTGTTGAAATACCCGTAGATGTTGGGGAAGGTATAAGAACTGCTGGTGAATTATCCATATGGGAACAATTCAGTATTGCAGCATTTATGCAGAGACATTGGGCAGACAATCAAGTTAGTTGTACAGTTACATTCGACCCGAAAACTGAGGGAGAACAAATTCCTCACGTATTAAATTATTATCAATACCACTTAAAAGGTATTTCTCTCTTACCAAGACACGAGTTAGGTGCTTACAAACAAATGCCTTACGAGTCAATTGATGAAAAAGAATATAATAAACAAGTTAAGAGACTTGAAAAATTAAGTTTTGGTGTGATTAAACAAGAAGAAGCCAACATAGAAAAATTCTGTGATGGAGATTTTTGTGATGTAGAAATTGTTCCCACTACTGGTGACAATGATGACCAAGATTACGCTAATTGATAACAGATTTCACATACCCGACAAAACAGGCAAATGACACACCTGGATAAAAATGTGTCTTTAACGAAACACAAGGAGAACGTTTATGAATAAACGGAATCTAATTGTATCACTTATGATGATGACTGGATTGTTCGCACAATCTATAACTGGACTCGTAACTGATGCTGACATAAACCCTTTGAATGGGGCAAATGTAGTAGTAGGAGGAACGGACTTAGGAGCAGTAGGTAATGAAACTGGCTTCTTTTCAATTGATGTAAGTCCTGGTACTTATACTATTACCGCTACATTCATTGGATACTCATCTCAATCTAAAGAGGTTGTTGTGGGTGAAGAAGATGTAAAGGTTGATTTTGCTTTAGCAATTGATGCAATTACTATGTCAGCACTTGAGGTTTTAGCTTCAAGAGCTGATGAAAAGACACCTGTTGCTTATACTACGGTTAGTAAAGAAGATATGGAAATCCGTCTTGGTAGTCAAGACATTCCAATGGCTTTAAATACTACACCAAGTGTTTACGCAACTCAACAAGGTGGTGGTGCGGGTGATGCTCGTATCAATGTTCGTGGGTTTAACCAACGAAATGTAGCAGTAATGATTAACGGAGTTCCACAGAATGATATGGAAAATGGTTGGGTGTATTGGTCTAACTGGGATGGTGTTGCAGATGCAGCTCAATCCATCCAGATGCAACGTGGTTTAAGTGCTGTTAATTTAGCTACACCTTCAATCGGTGGAACTATGAACATTATTACAGACCCCGCCGCAATGACAAAAGGTGGTAAGTTCAAACAAGAAGGTGGTGCTGGTGGTTTTCTTAAAACTACTGTTAACTACAATTCAGGTTTGATTGGTGATAAACTAGCACTTAGTGGAACGATAGTTCGTAAGACTGGTGATGGTATCATTGACGGAAACTGGACAGACGCTTGGGCTTGGTATTTAGGTAGTTCATATCAGTTAAATAAAAAGAACAGATTCGAACTATACGCAATCGGTGCTCCACAACGTCATGGACAGAATCTATACAAACAGAATATTGCTACTTACTCACAAGAGTTAGCTGGTAATGTTGATGGATACGATGAAGCCGCTTATGCAGACGGAGCTAAATTCGAACACGAAGCTGGTCGTACATTTAGTCAAAATTGGGCACCTGTTAGTTCAGACTACAAAGGTCAACAATATTGGTATATGTATGGAGCAAGAACAACTGATAGACATAATTCTAACTTCCTAAATGAAAGAGAAAACTTCTTTCATAAACCATTGATTAACTTAAATCACTTTATGACAATAAATGAAAAGACTCGTTTGAGTTCAGTTCTTTATTGGTCAGGTGGTTCAGGTGGTGGTACAGGAACTTATGGTAGTTCTTTTAGAACACCTGCGGTTGAAGGAAACAAATGGTATAGAAGTTCCCCGTGGACTTGGGATTGGAATGGTGCTATTGCAGCTAACTCCAATAATGTAGATACTGATTTTGATGCTTCAAAGAATCGTTCTAAAGGTATTCTTCGTAACTCAATCAATAGACAAGATACTTATGGTTTGATTTCTAAATTGAACTATGACATATCAGACGAACTTGAAGTTCAAGTTGGTATTGATTGGCGAACTGCTGGTATAGAACACGCTCGTGAAGTTCGTGATTTATTAGGTGGTGATTACTTTGTTAATACATCTAATAAGAATAACACAACTCCAGAAAGTCAAATGCAAGGACTTGGTGATATCATCGCATATCATAATAGTACTACAGTTGATTGGTTAGGTGGATTTGTTCAAGGTAAATATACTAAAGATAAGATTAACCTATATGGTATGGGTGGATTATCAAGTATTAAGTATTCTTACCAAGACCACTTTACAGTTGCTAACGAAGTAATTAATGCAGATGCTATCTCTACTTTTCAAGTAAAAGGTGGTATAATGTATGACGTGGATGATAACGTTAGTGTATATGCTAATACAGGATACGTTGAGAAACCACCGATTATGGATAACGTAATTTACTACGATGGTACAGTTGCTTCAGACCCTATAAATGAATCATTTATTAGTTCAGAAGCTGGTGTTAACTTTGAATCTGAAAAGTTTGCCGTAAAGGTAAGTGCTTATAATACAGATTGGAAAGATAGAAACCTTACCAAAGCTGTAACTACAGGTCAAGGTGACTCAGGTGATACTGATGTGATATTCTTAAAAGGTATCGGTCAAAAACATCAAGGTCTTGAAATCGAAGGTTCAATGAAGTTAAATGATATGATTCGTTTAGACGGAGCAGTATCATTTGGTAAGTGGAAGTTTGATGGTGATGCAGATGGTCTTTATACAGAATATGATGAAGACGCACCAAAACAAACATCTTACACTTATACACTTGATGGATTATATGTAGGTGACCAACCACAGACAGCTTATGTCTTAGGAACAACACTTACACCGATGGAAGGTCTTAGATTGCAAGGTATTTTTAAGATGTATGATAAGAACTATGCTGATTGGAGTCCAGATTCACGTGAACTTTCTGGTGATGCTGATAGAAGCCAAGTATGGCAAGCTCCAGCTTACAATCGTTTAGACTTACACGCAGCTTATAAACTACCAAAGATTGCAGGATATAATATGACAGTAACAGGTCATTTATTTAATGCACTTGATGCAGTTTATGTGCAAGACGCAGTTGACAACTCACAGTATAATGGATTTGGTGATAAACTTCACTTAGCTCATAATGCTGAAGTATTTCTTGGAACACCAAGATACTTTAACTTGGGATTAACTGTTAATTTCTAAAAATAGTAATATTATAGGGGGGATTGAAATATATCCCCTCTTTACTAAAAAAAGTACTTGACTTGTATAGGTTTTTATTCGTATATTCAAACATAATAAATTGGGAAATTATATAAAAGTTGTATCAAAACATATTTTACGATAGAAGAGTAAACAAAATGCATATTTGGGATGACAAATTTGGTCATCAAACATTTCGCTATAAAAAATATTCATATGTTAAAAATAGAGCTGGAACTTTTACATCTCTTTATGGTGATAAACTAAAAAAAATTAACACTTGGGAAAAAGACCAACCAGAACTATTTGAATCAGATGTAAATCCTGAAATCAGAGTATTGGTTGATAACTATACAGCTTCAGATGATGTATCAGTAGGTCACCGTATAATGATATTTGATATTGAGGTTGAAGTAACTGATGGATTTCCTGACCCCAAAAAAGCTGCAAATAAAATAACTTCAATTGGTTTTAATGACCCTATCTTAGAAAAGTATTTTTGTTATGTATTAGACCCAACAGATAAATTAAAGTTGGGTGAAAGTAGAACCAAAGAAGATGGTGATACGATAGTTTCTTTTTATGATGAATATGATTTATTAAATGCATTCTTTAAAAAGTATATGGAAATACAACCAACCATATTAACAGGTTGGAACGTTGAGTTTTTTGATGTGAATTATTTATATAATAGAGCAATTCAAGTTGTAGGAAGAGAAGTTGCTAATTTATTGTCACCGATAGGTCAAGTTCACTGGAGTGACTTCAGTAAGAGATATAGAATAGCAGGAGTTAGTGTTTTAGATTATTTAGCATTATATAAAACATTTACATTTGGACAACGTTCATCATACAGATTAGATGCTATTGGTGAATATGAAGTCGGTGAAAAAAAGGTTGCATATGATGGCACTCTCAATGAGTTATATGAAAATGATATTGATAAGTTTGTACAATATAACTTACAAGACGTAAAACTTGTCAAGAAAATTGATGATAAGTTAAATTTTATAGAGATTGGTAGGGGTCTAGCACATCTTGGACATTGTCCATATGAGGATGTGTTTATGGCTTCAAGATATTTAGAGGGTGCAATATTAGTTTATTTAAAGAAGAAGAATATTATAGCACCAAATAAACCAAAAAGACCAAATAAGTTTTCAAATGATAAATTTGTTGGTGCGTATGTTCAAGAACCAATAAAAGGCAAACACGAATGGGTATATGATTTAGACATTACATCAATGTATCCGTCTTGTATTATATCATTGAATATATCACCTGAAACAAAGTTGGGTAAGATTGAAGGTTGGAATCCTGAAGAGTTTTTAAATAAAAATAATAAAAAAACATATTCTGTAACTCGTGGTGAAAAGATGATAGGTAGATTTACTGAAGTTGAATTACAAAAGTTTTTAGATGGTAAAGAGATTGGTGTTGCTACAAACGGTGTAATGTATAGAACTGATAAAGATGGTTTATTAGCTGCATTATTAAGAAAATGGTTTGATGAACGAGTTGAGTATCGTAAATTATCAAAAAAGTTTCACGAAGATGGTGATATTGCTAAATCAGAATACTTTGATAGAAGACAATATCTTCAGAAAGTTTTATTAAATAGTTTATATGGAGTATTAGGACTACCTGTGTTTCGTTTCTATGATGTAGATAATGCTGAAGCAGTAACTTATACTGGCCAAACATTAATTAAGTTTACTAAAAAGATTGGAAACGCATTTTATAATAAAGAACTAAATGATACAGAAAATCATTGTATATACATTGATACTGATTCAGTATTCTATTCAGCTACACCATTAGTAAAGAAAAGATTTCCAGAGTTGGACATCAAAGATGAAGATAAAATGTCAAAGGCTATTTTAAAAATTGCTAGTGAAGTTCAATCTCATTTAAATCAAGGTTATGATTATTTTGCTAAAAAGTTTTGTAATTTAAATAAACATAGATTTGATATCAAACAAGAGGTTATTGCAAAGAGTGGTTTGTTTGTAACTAAGAAGAGATACGGACTAAAGATTATCAACGACAACGGTAAGAAAGTTGATAAGATGATGGTTAAGGGATTAGATACAGTTCGTTCAAGTTTTCCAATTGCAATGAGACAAATGTTATCTAAAGTATTAGAAGACATATTAATGGATGTACCAAAAGAAAACTTAGATAAGTTTATTCTTAATTTTAAGAATAGTATGAAACTTATGGACTTTAATAAAATTGCAATACCTACGAGTGTAAGGGGTATACAAAAATATGGTATTGTTGATGGTAATTTATTTAACTCATATAAGTTGGGAACTCCAATTCACGTTAAGTCATCAATATTTTATAATGATTTACTTAAACATTTAAAAATATCAAAAAGATATTCAAAAATATTTGATGGTGAAAAAATTATGTGGGTTTATTTGAAACAAAATCCAATTGGATTAGAAACAATTGCGTATAAAGGTTACGAAGACCCACCAGAAATATTAGATTTTATAAGACAATTTATAAACCCTAATAAGTTATATAAACAAGCTTTACATAAAAAGATTATGATGTTTTATCAGGCACTTAATTGGGATGAACCAACAGATGCTACTAAAACTATAGAAAGATTTTTTTGATTTTGAGAAAACAAACTTATATATATATGTATATATGGTTATAAATAATAGGAGAATGTTATAATGGATAAGCAAAAGCTAGTTCGTTTCATTAATAAATACTATTTGAATGGTACAGTTAATTCTGTTGTTCTAAATAGCAGTTCAAGTTCACAAGAGTTATCTACAAGGTTTATATCAGGCGATAAAACTTTGTTGGGTGATTTAACAATGGATAAATGGAATTTTGAAGATTCTGATATCGGTGTATATAATACAGAACAATTGTTAAAGTTGTTAATGGTAATGGATAATGATGTGAATGCGTCATTAACTAAATCTGGTGAAAAAGCAATTTCACTAAAATTAACTGATAGGTCATCAGCTATAAATTATATGCTAAGTGATACATCGGTTATTAATGAACCACCACAAATGAAAACAATACCTGAATTTGAATTAAGTATTGATGTTACACCACAATTTATCACTAAGTTTATTTCTGGTAAATCTGCATTAAGTGAAGCTGATAATTTTACAGTAATAACAAATGGCGTAGATACAAAATTAGTTATTGGTTACGCTACAATTAATACTAATACAGTTACAATACCAGTAACGACACCAAAAGTTTCTGATATTGAGAATGTATCTTTTAATGCAAACTTATTTAAAGAAGTATTGAGTGCCAATAAAGAATGTGAAAGTGCTACGTTAGAAATTAGTAGTCAAGGTTTAGCTAAAATTAATTTTAAGGTAGATGATTTCACATCAACATATTGGTTAGTTGGAACGAGTGAACAAGATTGAAACTTGTGATACTTCAAGGGTAACTATACGAGAGATACCAAAGTCTTTAGCAAAAAAGATAATAAAAAAGTATCACTATAGTCATTCGTTTTCTTCGTGTAGATATGCCTTAGGTATATTTTATCAAACAGGTGAAGAACATAAGTTCTTTAATGAACCAGAAGAAAAGTTAATTGGTTGTATGTCTTATGGATATCCTGTTGGTAGAACTGTTATGGGTTCTATCTTCAAGGATGAAACTATATTACAAACAAACAATATATTAGAATTGACAAGGCTTTTTATTCACGATGGTTATGGTAAGAATATAGAATCATATTCAATATCACAATCATTTAGGTGGTTGAAAGAAAAGGCAAAAGATATAAAAGTATTAATATCATATGCAGACCCAGCACAAAGACACGCTGGTGGTATTTACCAAGCAACTAATTGGATTTATCAAGGTGAGGGGTTGAACTTAATGCCTAACTATTCAATATCATTGACTAAAGAACCTTATAAGTGGATACATAGTAGAACTGTATTTTCAAAGTTTGGTAGTCATAATATTGTAAAGTTAAAAAAAGCAGTTGGTGATACTTTTTGGAGAATGAGAGAGCCTGAAAAACATAGATACGTATATTTTATTGGTAGTAAGAAAGAAAACAAACTATTTATTAATACATTAAAACATCCAAAACTAACTTATCCAAAAGTTAGTTCAAGTCAATTAGAAATCGAAGAATTTAAAGTAGAGCAAAAGGGATTTTATGAGTAATACTCTATGGGTAGAAAAATATCGGCCTTCCACGTTGGATACTTACATTGGGAATGAACATCTCAAAAGTAAAGTATCTATGTATCTTGAGAGTGGAGATTTACCACACCTTCTATTGTATGGAAGAGCTGGTACGGGTAAAACCACTCTCGCTAAATTACTCGTTAATAATATAGAATGTGATTATCTATATATTAACGCAAGTGATGAGAACAATGTAGACACCGTAAGGACAAAGGTTAAGAACTTTGCTTCAACTGTTGGTTTCAAAGATATGAAAGTTATTATCTTGGACGAGTGTGATTATATTACACCAAACGCTCAAGCAGCTCTTCGTAATCTAATGGAAACCTTTAGTAAACATTGTAGGTTCATCTTGACTTGTAATTACGTTGAGAGGATAATTGACCCAATTCAATCAAGGTGTCAATCATTTCAGATTATTCCACCATCTAAAACAGAAGTTGCAAAACACCTTCATAGTATCTTGATACAAGAAAATATAATGGATAGTCCTGAAGATATAAAAGTTTTGGTGGAAAGTGGTTATCCTGATATTCGTAGAGTTATTAATTCAGCTCAAAGAAACGTAGTTAAGGGTAGACTTAAATTAGATACATCAAGTATTATACAAAATGATTATAAGTTAAAACTATTAAAGATTTTAGAAACACAGAATAAGAAAAATGCATTCAAAGAAATCAGACAACTATTAGCAGACAATAAGATTACAGACTTTGCTGACTTGTTTCGTTTATTATATGATGAAGTGGATGGATATGGTAAAGGTCACTTAGCAGAATGTATTTTGATTATTGCAAGATATGAACTATCAGATAGCCAGGTAGTTGATAAAGAAATAAATGCAATGGCTATGATAATAGAGATACTAGGAGTTATAAAATGAAAATAGATAGTACTGGATTTAAAGCCCTCGTAGGTTTTATAATAGCAATATCTACTTTAGTTGGTACAGCATTCACGGTAGATAGCCGATATGCTAAAGAACAACAAGTAAAAAAAGTAGAACAAAAGGTTCAAAAAGTTGAAAAACGACTTGACAAGAAGATTCTTAGAGATAGAGCTAATGCGTTACAAGAACGCGTTTGGAAACTTGAAGATAGGTATGAAAAGAAAAGGATGCCTAAAACAGTTCAAGAAGAGTTACGTAAACTTAAAGCAGAATTAGTTCAAATTCAAAAGGACTTGGAGAAATAAATATGGATCCGTATCAACGTAAACCTAAACGAAAAAAACAAGTACAAGTTGATTTAAAACAAGCAGGTACTATTAAATGTAGTGATTGTAATAACTATTTATTTATTACATCATTCGTACTAAAAAAATTATCTGCACTCATGTCACCCAATGGACAAGAGGGAATAGTTCCTGTTCAAGTATATAGTTGTGGTAATTGTGGAAAAGTTCCAAGTGGATTATTAGAAGGTACTGGTTTAGAAGAAGAGATTGTACCAAATCCAGATGATTTACCAAGTTTGGAAGTATGAGTGAGAAAAGAAAAACAATATTTACAAACAAATCCTCTGCTGGAAAAGGGGATTCACCGCGAGTTGGGATAAGTTATGAAGAGTGGGAAAAAAAATACGAAAACATCTTCGGTAAAAAAGAAGAGTCTATTCGACCACATCAAACAGATAACAGCGGTTCAAAGTCCTAAGTATTGGGAAGAGATATCAGACGAAGATAAAAAGTCTTGGTCTAATTATATGACTCATAGATTTCTATCAATGAAGATGGAATGGGTTGAGTTAGTAAATGAATTACAAAAGTATAACTTGAAGCCTAAAGAGTTATATAAACTATACACAAATATTTTACCAAAAGGTAATCAATGGTTAAAATATACAAAAGGAGAGAATGATATGGCACAACCAAATTGGTTAATTGAAGTTGTTGGAAAACATATGGACGTTAATAGAAGAGAAGCATACGATGCAATTGAAATGTATTATCTTACAGAGGGTGGTATGTTGGAATTAGGAGAAATCTGTACAAAATGGGGAGTCGATCCTAAGAAGATTGAAGCTCTTGGTTTAAATGTACTTGGTAGTACAGGTATGTATCAAGCAGGAAATGAAAAATAATACTTGACTTGTATACGATTTTATTCGTATATTCAGTTATGTAAATAGGAATATAATATGAAAGTTATAAAAGACTCTAAGAACGTTTCTTTGGATAAAATTGAGTCATCAATTATAGAAATGATGGAAGAAGAATGGCCAGAGATGACACAAGAGTTCAGAAAAATACAACGAGAACAATATGAATTGTTCTTACACAAACAACACGATTATGGCCCAGGTAATATTTCGGTAGGTACACAATTACAAACACCAGAAGAGATAAAGTTATCACTTACAGGTTTGTGGTTTCGTATGAACGATAAGTTACAACGAGTAAAAACTTTATTGATGAATGATAGAGAATCAGCTGTTAAAGATGAACCATTAGAAGATGCGTATCTTGATGTTTCAAA